CCACCGGCGAGAGGGGCGCAGCATCTGCCACCGGCTGGAGTAGCGCAGCATCTGCCACCGGCGATAGGGGCGCAGCATCCGCCACCGGCTTGAGGGGCGCAGCATCTGCCACCGGCGAGAGGGGCGCAGCATCTGCCACCGGCGAGAGGGGCGCAGCATCTGCCACCGGCTTGAGGGGCGCAGCATCCGCCACCGGCGAGAGGGGCGCAGCATCTGCCACCGGCGAGAGGGGCGCAGCATCCGCCACCGGCTGGAAGGGCGCAGCATCCGCCACCGGCAAATACTGCGTGGCTATGACAACCGGCTTTTTTGGCCGCGTTATGGGTGATATCGGCAACGCCATTGTCTGCGTAGAGCGTAGGGATAATGGAGAGATTGCCGCCATCCTTGCTGGCATTGTGGATGGTGAAACGCTGAAACCCGGCGTGTGGTACACCGTTAAGAACGGGGAATGGGTGGAGGTGCAGTAATGAACCGATTGAAGGAACGGCGGTTGGAGCTGGGGCTGACGCAGGAGGCGGTCAGCGGCATTCTGAAGCTGGCAGACCCACGGATGGACATGAGCATGGTAAGCCGGTTTGAAAACGGCGTGTGCCTGCCCACGGAGGAAGTCACGGAGGCGCTTGAGGCGGCGCTGCGGGCCAGCAGGGCGTATCTGTTCGGCGAAGACGAGAAAGCGGAGATGCCCATGCGGACGGCGGAGACGGAGAGGATCGCCGGTCTGATCCCCAAGGGGCGCAGGAACGCCATCAGCCGTGAGGATCTGGCGGCGGCGCTGCACACTACCGACCGGAAGATGCGAAAGGCCGTGGCCGAGGCAAAGAAGCAGGGCTTGATGATCTGCAACGACGGGGACGGATATTACCAGAGCGACGAGCTGAGCGACCTGTGGCGGCAATACAGGCGGGAAACGGCGCGGGCGATGTCTATTCTCAAGGCGCGGAAACCCATGAGGGACGTGCTGAAAGCGGCTGGGAGGCTTGAGTGAGAAGCGTAATGGAATACTGGGAGCCGGAAAGGCCGGCAGAACCGAAAGATTACAAGATGCCGCGCTACCCGGTATGCGGCGAGGAAACAGATACCTTGTACAAGAATATTTACGGCGAGACCGTGGGATGCGATGGTTGCATACGAACGGTGGACGCATGGGAGGAAAAGAAATGAGCTTGAGTTTATACCACATTGACCAGGCGCTGGAGGCGCTGATCGACCCGGAGACCGGGGAGCTGCTGGACTACGATGCTTTTGAGCAGCTGCAGATGGACAGGGAGCACAAGATCGAGAACATGGTGTGCTGGTCCAAGAGCCTGGACGCGGAGGCAAAGGCCATCCGGGACGAGGAAAAGGAGCTGGCGGAGCGCCGCCGCACGATGGAGCGCAAGCGTGACCGGCTGCGGGACTACGTTGACCGGGCGCTGGACGGGCACTCTTTCCAGACGGCAAAGTGTTCTGTTACCTACCGCAAGAGTACGGCGGTGGAGATCACCAACATGGAGGAGCTGGTGCGGTGGTGCATGGACAACGGCTATGACGGCAAGGTGACGTATGCCGCGCCTACGGTGTCCAAGAGCGACATTGCCCCGCTGCTGAAAGCCGGTGTTGCGGTAGAGGGCGCGGAGATCGCCGAGCGGATGAACATGGGGGTGAAGTGATGGGCGCACATGTTTACGGGAAGCTGATGATGATCCAGCAGGAGCTGAAAGCACCGAAGGGGCAGTACAACAGCTTTGCGAAGTATAACTATCGGAGCTGCGAGGATATTCTGGAGGCGGTAAAGCCTTTGTGCATCAAGAACAACGCCACGCTGCTGCTGAATGATGCGGTGCAGGAAGTATCCGGCAGATTTTACGTTGTAGCAACTGCAACGCTCATAGACACAGAGAGCGGTGACAGCGTTTCTGCAAACGCATACGCCAGAGAGCCGCAGGACAAGAAAGGCATGGATGACAGCCAGATTACCGGCATGGCATCCAGCTACGCCAGAAAGTACGCACTGAACGGGCTGTTCTGCATCGACGATACAAAGGATGCGGACACGGACGAGGTAAAGCGGCAGGAGCAGAAGCCCGTCAAAAAGGGCGCAATGGAGGTCATTTACTGCCAGGACTGCGGGTTGCCTATCACTGCCACGACGAAGCGAGACGGCACCATTTGGGACAGCGCGGACATTGCCAAGTACAGCACCGGGAGGCTGGGCAGAACGCTGTGTGCCAAGTGCATCAAGGCCGCTATGAAGAAGGAGAAGTAATATGCAGCAGGTGACAGTCGATGGCGCACGGTGGCAGCAGGACAGTGATGGCGCGTGGCTGGCGCTGCGTGTGAAGTCGCCGCAGACCGCGATGGACGTGTGCGACGCGCTGAAGCCTGGCAAGGAGTACAACGTGACCATCAAGGGCAAAGGCCGGAGCCTGGATGCCAACGCCTATTGCTGGGTGCTGTTGGACAGGCTGGCGGCACACTACGGAATCTCCAAGCAGGAGGTGTACCGGCAGGAGATACGGAACATCGGCGGCGTGAGCGAGGTGCTGTGCCTGCGGGAAAAGGCGGCGGATGCGTTTTGTAAGGGCTGGGAGCGTAACGGTTTGGGGTGGATGGCCGACAAGGGCGCAAGCAAGCTCAAGGGCTGCGTGAACGTGACGGTATGGTACGGCAGCAGCACCTACGACACGGAGCAGATGTCGCGGTTGATAGATGCCGTCGTGGAGGATTGTAAGGCGGTAGGTATTGAGACGCTGACGCCGGAAGAGCTGGACGCGCTGGTGAGCCGGTGGGGAGAGGTGAGCGCATGAACAAGCTGCACATACAGCCCTGCTGGACGTGCAAGAAGTGCTACGGCGATTGCAGCTGGTCGAGGAAAGGCCCGGAGCCGGTGCCAGGATGGGACGCTACGCCTACGGTGAAGAAAAAAGGAGACCGCAAGGCGGGCATCATGCGCAGCTACGCCATTCACAGCTGCCCGGAATATGCGTGGGACGGGACGGAGAAAGCGCATGGAGAGTAAGAGATGCTTTTTGTGCGGGGCGACCGGCGGGACGGATCCGCTGGATCGCCACCACATATTCCCCGGCACGGCAAACCGGAAGAAAAGCGAGAAGTACGGTTTGGTGGTGTATCTGTGCCATAACCGGTGCCACATCTTCGGCAGGCATGCCGTACACAACAACGCAACGACCATGAAGCAGCTGCAGCGGTACGGACAGCTAAAGGCCATGCAGGAGCAGGGCTGGACGGAAGAGGACTTCCGAAGAGAATTTGGGAAATCATATTTGTAAGGAGATTTGACATGATAAACAGAACGATTTTGCAGGGACGGCTCTGTGCGGATCCTGAGATGCGGAGAACCAACAACGGTACGGCGGTGTGCAGCTTCCGCGTGGCGTGGAGCGAGACCGTGAAAGACCGGGAGAAAAAGCTGTTTTTGAACTGCGTGGCGTGGCAGGGCACGGCAGAGATGATCTGCAAATACTTCTGCAAGGGCAAGGAACTGGCGGTAGAGGGCAGACTGTCTACCCGCGAATACGACGACAGGGACGGCAACCGGCGCAGTGTGACGGAGATGACAGTCGATCGTGTCCACTTCTGCGGCAAGAACGAGGACGCGCAGGGAACGTTTCCCCGGACGGACATCAAGAGCCAGCTCGTGGAGCTGGACGAGGATGACAGCGATCTGCCTTTCTAAGGGGGTGACGTGAATGGGCAAGATGCAGGAAGAGATCAAGGCGCTGCGGCGGCAGAACACGCATTTGCAGAACGTGGTACAGCGGCAGCGGCAGCACCTGTCAGAGTTGACCGGTGCCGTGCAGGACTACAGGAAGGCCATCACGGCGCACTATGTGGCCTGTGCCATTACCTTCGGAGAGAAACGGGAGGACTGCGACACGCTGTGGGGCTGGCATCTGGAGGTCCCCGCTGACCTTGTGAGTAAGGCGCTGGAGAACTACACAGGCGATGTGTGGTTGGACAAAGAGCGCGGGGTATACGTCATAGGTGCGATGCCGAAGGAGTGAGGCCTATGGGCAAGTGCTACGTGAAAGCCTACTATGACTGGATAGAGCAGACAGCGGCGTTGACAGATGCAGAGCGTGGACGTTTGTTTATCGCCATTCTGGAGTACGCAAGAACAGGCACCCCGCCGGAGTTGGAGGGTGCGGAAAGCATACTGTTTCCGGTGTTCCGGACGATGCTGGACAGGGACGATGAGCTTTCTGCTGAACGGTCAAGGAACGGGGCGAAAGGCGGAAAGCAAACTCAAGCAAGCGCAAGCAAAATCAAGCAAACCGAAGCAAACGCAAATGACCCAAAGCCTACTAAGACAAAGAAAGAAGACAAAGACAAAGACAAAGACTTATTCCCACCTGACGGTGGGAGCACGCGCGCGAAGCGCTTTACCCCACCCACACTGGCAGAGGTTCAGTCCTACGTGGCTGAACGCCATTCGGCGGTAGACCCGCAGGGCTTTATCGACTTCTACGAAGCGAAAGGCTGGATGGTTGGCAAGACCCCCATGAAAGACTGGAAAGCGGCTTGCCGAAATGCTGAGAAGTGGGAACGATGGGGACATGCCTCTGCTGCACCTGTCGGCAAAACCGACGGTGCACGTGATGCCTGGATGGGCAAGTACATCAAGGGGGCGAAGCCATGAACGCGGGCATCTGGGAAATTGCCACGGCGAAGCTGTGCGGACAGTGCATCCGGGACATGGAGGACGAGTACATCTTCTCCCCCATGTGGCGGCGGACGCTGGGCGGCACGTGCGAACGCTGCGGAGAGATGCGCATCGTCCATGAGGTGCAGTACACGATGAACAAACGAGGGCTGGAGAAAAGAGGGAAACTGAATGGGCCTGATGAGTAACGACCTGGCGCGGCTGTCCCCGGCGGCACAAAAGCAGGTCATGGAGAAGATGCGGAAACCGGGGAAGTACAAGGCGCAGAAGACCAAGCGCGGCAGGCTGACCTTCGACAGCAAGAAGGAAGCGGAGCGCTACGACGCGCTGATGCTGCTGCAAAAGGCCGGGGAGATACGGGGCCTCAAATTACAGGTGCGGTACTGCTTGCAAGAGGCGTACACGACGTTTGAGGGTGACCGGGTGAAAAGTATCGACTACATCGCGGACTTCGTGTACGAGCGCAGAACGGCTCCTGACAGTTACGGCCAGCGGTACTGGCTGCCGGTGGTGGAGGACGTGAAGGGGTATAAAGATCCGAGTAGCGCTGCGTATAGGGTGTTTTCCATGAAAGCAAAGCTGTTCCGTAGTAGATACGGGTTTGCTATACGGGAGGTGTGACATGGGCAAGCAGCATTTGAGCAGGGACGACCGCATCTTTATGCGTGGCAAGCTGCAAGGCACACGGGAGAACATGGACATGGTGGCGATGGTGCTGATGGACAAATGCGGCTGGCACGTCCAAGAGGAGACATCGGACAGCCGGGACACGCAGAGCATCGCGTATCTGTATGAGTGCCTTGAGAAGCTGGCGGAGGAGATAAACGAGGGACGCATCAAGCGGAAGCACATCAAGGATGTGCTGAAGGACGAGTGCGGCGTTGTGTTTGGAGATTAGGAGGTGATTTAGGTGAAACATTTAGGCGATATTACGAAAATAAATGGGGCAGAGATTGAACCCGTTTGGTGTATTACAGGTGGTTCACCTTGTTAGACAGGATCTATCCATCGCCGGGAAACGCGCCGGTTTGGCGGGAGCGCGAAGCGGCCTGTTTATGGAGCAGGTGCGCATCGTAAAAGAAATGAGGGAGGCGGACAAAAGGAATGGACGGACAGGTGACATGGTTAGACCTCGGTATCTCGTGTGGGAAAACGTGGTCGGAGCCTTTAGCAGCAACAAAGGAAAAGACTTCGCAGCCGTGCTCGAAGAGATCATCAAAATCGTCGAGCCGGAAGCCCCCGGTATTGAAGTGCCTGAAAAGGGCTGGCCTACCTGGGGAGGGTACCACGATGAAATGGGAGGACGATGGAGCGTGGTGTGGCGAACTCACGACGCGCAACACTGGGGAGTGCCCCAACGCCGTCGTCGTATCTCGGTTGTCGCAGATTTTGGAGGAGACACCGCATCCGAAATACAATTTGACGGCGAAAGCGTGTCAGGGGATATTGCGGAGAGCGGAGCGGCGGGGGAAAGACCTGCCGAAGCGGCCGAAGCAGGTGCTTCTTATGCAGTCCGCATCCGGGGGGGGTGTGACGGCGGAGGAAAAGGCGCGTTAGTGCAGACGGAGCGGAGCGGAACGCTTGGTACGGGCAACGATCAGACGATTTTTGCGCCCACGCCTATTAACCTGATGGTGGCTACGCGCTGCAAAGCGTTAGGGCGCGGAACAGGATTTGGCGTAGGAGAACCGGGCGACCCGGCGAACACCATTTCTGCCGCACATTCGCATGGCGTATTTGCAACGGCAATCCCCATCAACGACAAAACCGCCAGATGGCAGGGCGGCGGAGAGAGCCGCAACCACGATGGCAGCGGCAACGGTCTTGGCATCGGCAAAGAGGGCGACCCATCCCCCACGCTGACCGCCGGCGACCGCCACGGGGTAATGTGCATGAATCCTTGGGATGCACAGAGCGCAAGGGTGTACGATCAGGATGGCGCATGGCACAGTTTGAATGCCAATGAGAACGGCGGTATGGCGCGGGACAGCGTATTGTGTGCCGGGTTCAAATTGGGTAACAGCGAAAAGGCGCACAGTATCGGATACGAGGAAGAAACATCCCCCACGCTGAACGCCGAGTGCGGCGGGAATAAGCCCGCAGTGGTGGCGCTGGACATGACACACGCCTGTGACGTCATCCGCGAGTGCGGGGAGCAGGTCCCGGCGTTGCAGGCGAGGATGGGGACAGGCGGCAATCAAGTGCCGCTGACATACCAGATGAATGGGTTTGGAGATTACCGCGCCGCCGAGGTTGCAAGCAGTTGCAAGCAACGGGACTTTAAGGACAGCACAGACCTTGCCATCACACACATGGTGGTGCGCCGATTGACGCCGATGGAGTGCGAACGGCTGCAAGGTTTCCCGGACGGATGGACGGATATTGGAGATTGGGTTAAAACAGATAAACGCGGGCGCGAAATAAAAGTGAAAGGAAGTGCGGACAGCCCACGGTACAAGGCGCTGGGAAACTCCATCGCCCTGCCCTTCTGGGACTGGATGCTACGGCGTATGGCGCGGTATCTGCCGGAGGACGCGACGCTGGGGAGTTTGTTCGACGGAATAGGTGGGTTCCCGCTGTGCTTTGAGCGCATACACGGGAAAGGTACGGCGCGGTGGGCAAGCGAGATCGAGCCGTTCCCCATCGCGGTGACGAAAAAATGGTTTGGGGAGGAATGACATGACAAGAGACGAGATCGTGACCGCGCTGCGGTGCTGCGCGGGAGACAGTTGCGAAGGATGCCCATATGATGAAATTTTTACCATAGAAGACGCGAAATGTATCGGGGAAGCGATGGGTATCGCCGCTGACCTAATCGAGAACCAGCAGCGGCACATCGAGGCACTGATGAAAGCCAACGACAGCCTGAAGGACGCCATTGCGCGGCGGGATAAGCAGATAGAGGATATGAAGCAGGGCATGGCACAGCTGGCAAAGGCTGTGGCGGTGAAGGAGGAACGGGATGGAACGGCTGACTAAGCGCAGCAAAGAAACCACGCATGAAAACGGCGTATGTTGCACACATTTTGGCAGCATGGAGTGTTTCGCGCGCAACGGCGACTGCTCCCGCGGCTGCACATGGGAGGAAGTGGCATGGAGCCGCCTTGCCGCCTATGAGGACACAGGGCTGACGCCGGGAGACATCAAGGAATTGCTTGACATGGCTGTGTCGAAAACAGACAAGGTTTTGCGGCTTAAAGAAGAATTGCACGACATGAAAAACGAGCTATGCCAATACTGCGGGAAGTACAAACAAGCACACGAGGGCGCCTGTGACGGGTGCAGATGGAGGGAGAAGTGATGGACTGTTTTAATCATCTCTGCCCATTTCGGCAGAATACAACAAGTAACTGTAACCATTGCAAGTGCTTGGCGTGTCAGAACAGGTGTAAAGGGCCTGTTACATACACTGCAAGCAATCATACGCTGACCGCAGACGAAATTGCAAGGATGACCAATAATCCCGATTATGGCGTTGGGGCTGGATGTTAGGAGGTGCAGTGATGGAAAATCTGTTGCAAGACATCGCCAGTGGGCTGTGGATCGTGTTGGGCGTGTACTGTTTCTTCGGACTAAGGAAGTGGAACAAGCGGTTCAGCGAGTTGTATGACGAACTGAAATGGGAGGTGGAGTGATGGAACGACTGACATTTGAGGGGAACTTCTGCGACATCGCGCAATGCCGGGAGCTGCCGTGCCCGTATAACGGCGCGTGCTCCCAGCGTAAAGTGTGGGAGCGGCTGAAAGCCTACGAGGACACGGGGCTTGAACCGGCGATGTGCGCCAATTACAAGACGTTTGAGGATGAGGCAATCAGTAAGGGCGTGACATTTAAGCGCATTGTCGCGCTGATGGAGGCCGATAGAACCGGGCGGCTGGAGGTGCTGCCTTGCAAGGTGGGCGATAGGCTTTACGAAGTAACGGGTCGAAAAACGATCAGTGTGTATAAAGTTAAAGCCATCCGCGTGGAATTGTTCAGTTTGTTTATCGAGTGGGACATTGTAGAAGGGTTTGTTTGGCAATCGCTGTCAGGTATAAACGCCGGAGAAATCGGTAAGACCGTATTCCTGACCCGCGAGGAGGCGGAGAAAGCATTGGAGGCGATGAAGGATGGCAACGGTTAAGTGTTCGCTGGGCAAGCGCGGGCACCCGTCCCACGAATGGAACGACGGTGAAAAAGACCGCATCTACTGTCTCGGATGGGTTGACCCCATGACGGATTACCCGATACCGGAATGCTTGGCTTGCCCAGATTTTGTCAACAAGGCGCAGGATGACTTAGAGGCGTTTTATGGGAGGGCTGAAAATGGCGACAAAGAGAGTGTGTGACCGATGCGGAGCGGAGATCAACCCGCCCATCTACGTCACCTATGCCGGTATGCGGCGGATTAAGAACGACATAAACGACAACGACTACGAGCTGTGTGTTTCGTGCGCGCACAAACTGCGGAAGTGGTTTAATGGGGAGGAGAAGGACAATGGCTGAATACATTGAGCGGGAAGCTGTTGAAAAGTTTATCGAGGATGGGCTGAACAACCAGGATGTAGCCAAGAGATTTGGACATGATGCCATTGAAATCATGGCGGAAGTGCATTATATGCCCGCTGCTGACGTGGCCCCGGTGGTGCATGGGCGGTGGGTAACGCACTACCGAAGCGGAACGCCTGTTGCCGAGGGGTATGTATCAACGTGCTGCGATATGTGGAACAACCACAAGCGCAACTACTGCCCCAGCTGCGGCGCGAAGATGGATGGAGGTGACAACGATGAGGCTGATTGATGGTGACAAACTGCAAGAGTTTCCCATTCGGGCAAACCATTGTGACAAAGAACACGCCAACACGCATTTCATCAACGGTATCGAGTCGGTGATGGAGTATGCAGAGCAGCTCCCCACCGTAGACGCAGAGGTCGTGGTGCGCTGTAAGGACTGCTATCAATCAGTGGTGATCGGAAATGTCCTGCACTGCACCTATTGGAGCAAGGACACGGACGAAAACGGATATTGCCACGAGGGAGGATAAGCCAATGGCTGAATATATTGAACGAGCAGCGGCAGTAAAATCTGTTTTGCGGATGCGTAGACCGGAGAACAGTGTGGCTCAAAATAGGATGCTGTCGATTATCCAGATGGATATGTTGAAACTTCCCGCCGCTGATGTTACCCCGGTGGTGCATGGGGTGTGGGTGTGTGTGAATAAAATAGACCCTATTAGTGGATATAGGTGCTCGAAGTGCAGGCGTAGAGTGGGGTTTGACCTCACTCCTTATTGCCCCAACTGCGGGGCGAAAATGGACGGAAGGGAGTGAAAAGTGATGTCTTGGTGGAACGCAAAATACACGAACGGCAACGGTGACAACGAAATCACTTTTGGTAGCAAATATTACGAGCGGGCAAAGGCGGTTGAAAAGGTATGTCAGGCCGTGATTGATAAAAAGGTCAAAACGCCGGACGATGTGGCGGTCGTGGTGCGCTGCAAGGACTGCAAGCATAGCTGGGAGGATTTAGGCGGACTGACGTGTTCGCATGGTGTCTGCGTTGACTGCGTTGTTTTGGGGGATTTTTATTGCGCTAATGGCGAGAGAAAGAAGGGCGCGGACAATGGATGATATATCTATTAAAGAACTTGGACCAGGTGTAATCCTTGAGGGCACAAAGCCAGACGGAGAAAGATACGGATATAGCATACCGACATGGCCCCCTGGTGATGGCGGACCGGGGTATAGAGGGCACGAACTTGAGATAGACGTATTCTATGGAGGCGGAGGCGGCGATGCAGAAAGGTGACACGACCAAGGCGCGGTTTCCTGTTCGCAAGGGCACGGTGGTGTATGTGCATCCGAAGGGGCGGTACATCGTGGCGGAGTGCGGCGGGGTGCGGGAGACATTCTTCCCGGAGGAGGTGCTGACATGAGCGAATTCCCGGAACGGCTGAGAAAGCTGCGGGAGAAAAAGAGACTGAAGCGGTATGTGCTGTCGGAGCGCTGCGGGCTGAATTCGGATGCCATACGGCGGTATGAGCTGGGGACGGCGAAGCCGACGATGGATGCGCTGAAGAGCATAGCGGATGAATTTGGTGTGTCGGTGGATTATCTGATGGGCAGGACGGACTATCCCTGCGTAGTAGATATTTCCGAAAAATAAATTTTGAAAATTCCACTTAAAAGTGGAAAAATTGAAAAAACGCATTTTATCATGGGAGATGCAGGGGCAAACTCTGCATCTCCATTCTTTTTCTTTTCCCCCTTCTTTTCCTGATGGGCGGGGCTTCGGCTCCGCCCGGAGGGAGCAATATGCGGGCACATGTACCAAGGTGGCGACGCGGTCTCCAAAACCGTGTGTGGTGGGTTCAATTCCCAACTGTCCGTGCCATAGGCGTGACCTCTTGCCTCGCAGCCGCACGGAGCGTAAGCCTGCGGAAGTGGTCTTGCCTGTGCGCTGTACGAAAGCGGCAGGACGAAGTAATTTATGTATTGGCTGGCACCGGCTTTGTAAAGATGAACGGATGCGACCGACGTACCGGCGCAGGGCTGAAAAGTTCCGTGGTTGGTTTGGGTACCACCGTGTTTGAGAGAAATCCGAGGCGTGGATGCGGTGTGGTGGCGGTTGTCTTAGGACAAAGCCGCTGTGTAGGACAGTATTGATGCGTGGTGGCACCCGACCGATTGTGTAAACAACAGGCGATGCGCTGGCAGACCGCTGTATGGGATGCGTCTCAAATAGTCTGCTTACTGCAAAGGATTTCGCCGTGGTGGATGCTATGTATGCTTGCGGGGCACATAGCTCACGGCGGGAACATATTAGGTGAGGCGAAAGCCGGGGACAGACGTGCCAATGACAAAGGTCAGTGGTGGGAGGCCGCTGCGGCAGGAAAGGAAGACTTATGGTTATCCATAACAAACCGATTGCAGATATTATTCCGTATGCATCCAACGCAAAAAAGCATGATAAACGGCAAATCAACAATGTTGCGGAGAGCATCAAGCAATACGGCTTTGTGCAGCCGATTGTGATTGACCGTGATGGAGTTATCGTCATTGGGCATTGCAGAGCGTTGGCTGCTCAGAAATTGGGCATGGAAGAAGTGCCCTGTGTCTGCGTGGACGATCTGACACCGGAGCAAGTGAACGCCCTGCGGCTGGTAGATAACAAGAGCAACGAGAGCGATTGGGACTTTGACCTGCTGGCTGATGAGCTGCCGGGGCTTGACCTGTCGGCTTTTGACTTTGATTGGGGTCTGCGTGATGAACTCGACACGTCAGTGGTAGAGGATAACTACGATCCTGTTTTACCGGCAGAGCCGAAGAGCAAACTGGGCGATGTGTACCAGCTTGGAGACCATCGCCTTATGTGCGGAGACAGCACATCTTTGACAGACGTACAGAAGCTCGTGGGGAGGGCACAAATGGATTTGCTGCTCACAGACCCCCCATACAATGTGGACTATCAGGGCACCGCCGGGAAGATTAAGAACGACAATATGGAGGATGCGGCCTTCAGGCGTTTCCTGACGGATGCATTCTCCAATGCGGCGATGGTCATGAAGCCCGGTGCTCCGTTCTACATCTGGCACGCAGACAACAGTGAAGGGTATAACTTTCGCGGTGCGTGCAGAGATGCGATGCTGCGTGTCAGGCAGTGCCTGATCTGGGTGAAAAACTCCCTTGTTATGGGGAGACAGGATTTCCAGTGGAAACATGAGCCTTGCCTGTATGGTGAGAGCGAGATTGAAGAGGAAGCGCACGAACCTTGCCTGTACGGATGGACGGAAGGCAAGAAGCACTACTTCTTCAAGAACCGCAGGCAGACAACCGTGCTGAATTTTGATAAGCCCGTCAAGTCTGCGGAGCATCCGACCATGAAGCCGATTAAGCTGTTTGATTACCAGATGCAGTGCTCCAGTAAGCCTGGTGAGAATGTTCTCGACCTGTTCGCTGGATCTGGAACAACGATTATGGCAGCGGAGCAGAATGGCAGACACGCTTTCTGCTGAAGAAGCGCGGGCGATCATCGAAAAAACAAGCAGCCCGCACCTAAAGCGGGACATGGAGAAGTTTATTAAACGCCAGCAGAGAAAGGAGGGTGCGTATGGCAAGGCCAAGAAAGGAAATAGACCAGAAGCAGTTCGAGAACCTCTGCGGCCTGCAATGCACGCTTGAGGAGATCTGCGGTTGGTTTGATGTGACTGATAAAACACTGGACAGTTGGTGTAAACGCACCTATCATGCCAGTTTTTCCGAGGTATTTAAACAAAAGCGCGGAGCGGGGAAAATTTCGCTGCGTCGGAGCCAGTGGCAGCTTGCGGCAAAGAACGCAAGCATGGCTATTTGGCTGGGGAAACAGTACCTTGGCCAGCGTGACGTTGTGGAGATTGGCTTGCCGACTGACAACACGCAGGAGGACGCTTTGAGCGTAAGCCTGCGCGAAATGGCAGAGGGGTTGGAAAGCGATGATTAGCGCAAAGCAGCAGAAGATCCTTGCCTTCCCCTATTCCAAGTATGACGCGCTGATCTGTGACGGCGCGGTGCGTTCCGGCAAAACCTCCATCATGATGTGGGCGTTCGTCCGCTGGGCGATGGAGAATTTCAGCGGCCAGCGCTTCGGCGTGTGTGGCCGCACGGTGGATAGCTGCACCAAGAACATCATCGTGCCGTTTACGGCGATGAGCCTTGCCAAAGAGCGCTATATCATACGCTGGCGGCGCGGCGATAAGGTAATGGAAGTGCGGCGCGGTGCCGTGACAAACTACTTTGAAGTGTTCGGCGGCAAGGACGAGGCAAGCTATACGCTGATCCAAGGCCGCACGCTGGCGGGCGTTCTGCTGGACGAAGTGGTGCTGATGCCGCGCTCGTTTGTGGAACAGGCGCTTGCACGATGCTCTGTAGACGGTGCAAAGCTGTGGTTCTCTTGCAACCCCGGCAGTCCGCATCACTGGTTTTATCAGGAGTGGATTAAGCGACACCGCGAACGGAACACGCTATATCTCCACTTCGAAATGACTGACAACCCCGGCTTGAGTGCAAGAACGCTCGAGCGTTACGCGAATATGTACGCCGGTATCTTTTATGATCGATATGTGCGCGGTTTGTGGGTAGCGGCGGAGGGCGTTGTCTACAAGGATTTTGCAAACGACACCGAAAAGTATTTGATCGATGATCCTTTAAAATGGGCAGAGGAACAGGAGACGAAATTCTCTGTTATTTCCATTGGCGTTGACTTTGGCGGCACGAAATCCGCAACGAAGTTTCAGGCGACCGGAATTACAAAAGATTATCGTGTGGTCGCGCTGGAAGAAGAATACATCAAAACCGAAGAGATTGACCCTGACGCGCTGAATCGGCGCTTTGCTACGTTCTGCCAAATGGTTACGGCAAAGTACGGATATAGCCAGACGCGGGCAGACAGCGCGGAAACGGTGCTGATTCGCGGGTTAGATCATACCGCGCAGAAAATGCACCTCGGGACGCAGGTAAAGAACGCAATGAAACTGCAAATCACAGATAGGATCAGGCTCGTGGTGCTGCTGATGAAGCAGGGGCGTTTTAAGGTTTCGCGCAACTGCCCCCATCTGATCGATGCGCTGCAAACTGCGATTTATGATCCTGATAAGTTTGAGGACGAGCGCCTTGACGATGGAACGTCCGATATTGATAGTTTGGACGCATTTGAATACAGCATAGAGCCTTATTACAAAGACCTGGAACGTGCCGGTCATATGATGGGACGGTGAAAGAGTGAATATTCGCAGAGCATTAAAGGAATTAGGCTTTGATACGGTAGATAGTAAGTTTTACTCGCTGATTGATGTATGGAAATCATGGTATGACGGCGATGTAAAAGACTTCCACAGTTATACGGTGTGGAATGGCATCGAAGAACTGGAATGCCATAGGTATTCCGTCAACATGGGCAAGAAAGTCTGCGAGGACTGGGCAAACCTGCTGATGAATGAGCGCGTGAATATCACGCTTGAGGGCAAGAAGGAGCAGGAATTTGTAGATGCGGTTCTTGCTGATAATAACTGGGAAGTAAAATCCAATGAATTGCAGGAGCGGAAATCCGCGGTTGGTACCGTTGCTTATGTTCCAATCATGGAGGATATGAGTGTTGACCCTGATACAGCAGAGATCGCTAACCCCGGAAGAATTCATATCAACTATGTAACCGCTGCAAACATCTACCCGCTGACGTGGGACAATGGCATTATTCGTGAGTGCGCTTTCGCATGGACAAAACGAGTTGATGATGCGGAATACACCTACATTCAGGTGCATCGGCTGAACGGCGGCGAATACGACATTGAAAACTACCTGTACGACGCGGAGGAAGTGCCGCTAACAAGTGTGCGGGGCTTTGAAGCAATCCCCCCTGTTGTCCGCACAGGAAGCGCCAAGCCGCAGTTTGTCATTGACCGCCTGAACATTGCGAACTCTGATGAAGATAACCCTATGGGCGTTGCAGTGTTCGCTTCCGCCATCGACCAGCTCAAAAGCGTTGATATTACATACGATAGTTATGTGAATGAGTTTGTGCTGGGAAAAAAGCGCATCGTGGTACAGCCGGAAGCAACCAAGGACATCAATGGTAGGCCAGTCTTTGATAAGCGCGAAACGGTTTACTACGTTCTACCGGAAGATCGCGCATCTGATGGAAACATTTTGCAGCAGGTCGATATGACGCTGCGCACAGCAGAGTTTAACACCGGTATGCAAGATATGCTCAACGTATTGTCGAGCAAATGCGGCTTTGGCGAGAATCATTACAAATTCGATCAGACAAGCATTGCCACGGCTACACAGGTCATTAGCGAAAACAGCACCATGTTCCGCACAATCAAGAAGCATGAAATTCTGCTCGAGCAAGCGATCACGGAGCTGTGTCGCATCCTACTTCGCTTGGGCAATCGCTACATGGACGCCGGACTTGATGAGGAAGTCGAAATCTCCATCGACTTTGATGATAGTATCATCGAGGACAAGGGGCAGGACTTCAACCGCGATATGCAGTTGCTTGATGCTGGCATCATGAACGATTGGGAATTCCGCGCACGGTGGATGAACGAGGACGAGGCGACCGCAAAGGCGGCGCTGCCGAAAATGCAGGACATGACAACAGAGCAGCAGAACGAAGTGGAGTGAGGTGACGGGCAGTGCCGAAATACCCATTCACCCCCGAACTGCTGGATGCCATGCCGGAAGAGCTGGCGAAGCTGTACCGTGGACTTGAGGACACGCTGCTAATGGAAATATGTTCCCGGCTGAAGCTTCGGGACGAGCTGAACGAGGTCACGGTGCAGGACATCAAGGCGCTGCGGTCACACGGCATCGATCTGAAAGAGATTGAGAAAGCCATACGCCAGACTACCGGCATCAGCGAGAAAAAGCTAAACGAGCTGATAGATAATGTGGTGGATCGCAACCAAAAGTATTACACCGATGTCATAGACCTTGCCCGTGTAACGCAGCCTGACGTGCTGGTGGATGCAACCACCATTGACGCCATCAAACGGCAAACGCGGGACATGTTCCGAAACATCACCGCTTCGATGGGTTTTTTGGTAGACGCAGGGAGGACGATGCTGCCACCCGCAAAGGCGTACCAGTGGGCTTTAGATGCCGCTACGTTGAAAGTACAAAGCGGGGCTATTTCTTATGGGCAAGCCATCAAAGACGCCGTTAGGGAGCTTGCAAGTGGCGGCCTGCGGGTGGTGGACTATGAGAGCGGACACCGTGACCATGTAGACGTAGCTGCCCGCCGTGCCGTAATGACTGGCGTGTCACAGTTGTGCAGTAAGTACACGGAGCAAGCGGCGGAATACCTGGAGACGCCGTATTATGAAGTGTCTGCCCACGCCGGGGCGCGTGATGTACCAGGAAGGTCGCCGTGGGCATCGCACAAGGAGTGGCAAGGCAAAGTGTATTCCACCCGCAGCGGTGACATCTACCCGAACATCTACGAGGTGTGCGGTCTGGGTGCTGTGGATGGCCTGGAAGGAGCCAACTGCCGTCACCGCCGCAACGTTTGGGTTGAGGGCGTAAGTGAACGCACATACACTGACGAACAGCTTGAGCATATCGACGATGGGTTGGGCTGTACGTTTGATGGCAAGACCTATACGGCATACGAGGCCACGCAGGAGCAGCGCAAGGTGGAGCGCACCATACGCAAGCTCAAGCGTGAGAAAACAGCGTACAACGCCGCAGGGCTGACAGACGAAGAACAGGCAGTGAATATCAAACTACGCCGCCTGAACGCCAAGTACAAGGCGTTCAGCAAGGCGGCTGGGCTGCCGGAGCAGCGGGAAAGGATGAAGGTGCTGTATTGATCGACAACGAAGTCTTACAGGCTATCGAAGCCATCTTGAAGCGGGGCAACAACGCAGAAGTGCGGCGAAAAGGCGATGGCGTTATTGTTCTGGAAGTCCAAAAGAAAATCAAATATCAATCCTCGGTGTAATCGGGCACCGGGAAGGGCAATAGGAGCCAACTACCGAGTTTTCCTCGGTGGTTGGCTCTTTTGTTTTAAGTAAAACCCGCGAAGCACAGCGGTTTTTATACAACGTTCGCCCCCGAAGAATTGGGGCCAAAGAAAAGGAGAACGAATAACATGGCGAAATTTACGAGAGCGGAAATCAGAAATATTCTCGGCGACGCTTGCACAGAAGAGATCGAAAATCGCTTGGTTGCGCTGCATCTGGGCGTGGTCGACCCCCTCAAGGACGATCTCACGAAGTACAAGGCGGACGCGGAGAAGCTGCCAAGCGTCCAGAAGCAGTTGGACGACCTCAAGGCGGCAGGTGACGGCGGTTATAAGGAGAAGTACGAGAAGGAACACTCGGCTTTTGAAGCCTTTAAGACCGACATCACAGAAAAGGAAAGCAAGGCGGCAAAGGAAAAGGCTGTCCGTGCTTACTTTGAGAGCAAAAACATCACCGGCGCGAATCTCGACCTTGCTATGCGAGGCTGCGGCGAGGAAATGGCCGCATTGGAGCTGGACGGGGAAAAAATCAAGGACACCAAGTCTCTTGATGCACTCGTAGACGGCACTTACAAGGGGCTTGTCTCCAAGCAGACCGTTCGCGTCGACACTGGTGCGCGCTTTAACGGTGGCGGGAAGCCGATGACAAAGGACGAGATCATGCAAATCACTGACAGAGCGGAGCGGCGCGCTGCAATCGCCGCAAATATGGATTTGTTTAGAAAGGAAGAATAAAAATGGCTGCTGATCCTAAGCTCATTAAGAAAGCTGACCTCGCGCGTGTGCGCGAAATCGAATTTACCGAAATGTTTGGCTATTCCATCAAGAAGCTGATGGAGGCTCTGGGCGTTACCCGAAAGATTTCCAAGCAGGCGGGCACTGTGCTCAAGAGCTACAAGGCCACTGGCACGCTGGAGAGCGGCGCTGTTGCTGAGGGTGAGACCATTCCCCTCAGCAAGTACAAGACCGAAGCCGTGAACTACAAGGAGATTACGCTCAAGAAGTGGCGCAAGGCCACCTCCGCCGAAGCAATCACCGATCGCGGCTACGATCAGGCGGTAGAAATGACCACCGACGAAATGCTCAAGGACGTCCAGAAGGGTATTCGTAAAGACTTTTTCAACTTCCTCGCAACCGGCACGGGCACGGCGTCCGGCGCGACCTTCCAGGCGACCTTGGCTCAGGCATGGGGCCAGCTGCAGGTGCTGTTTGAAGATGACGAAATCGGTGCGGTGTATTTCCTGAACCCGCTGGATGTTGCTGACTACCTCGCAAGCGCAAACATTACCTTGCAGACCGCGTTCGGAATGACTTACGTTGAGAACTTCCTCGGCCTTGGCACCGTGATTCTCAATTCCAGCGTTCCCAAGGGCAAGATTTACGCCACCGCCAAGGACAACATTGTCCTGTACTACATTCCTGTGAACGGCGCTGATCTTGGCGAGGTGTTCGATTTCACCACCGATGCCACCGGCTATATCGGTATCCATGAGGAGCCCGATTACACCAACATGACCGCATCTGACACCGTTATCAACGGCATGGCTCTTTTCGCTGAGCGTATCGACGGTGTGGTGGTCGGCTCCATCACTCCGGCGGTGGGGGGCTAACTGAACTGCTGAATAAGCCTGACCCTGACATCACCGTTTTCACCGACATGACAAAAGCACAAATGCTTAAGTATGCCAATGAAAACGGGGTGGAAGGGGTCAGCAGTTCGATGAAAAAGGCTGAAATTCTCGCAGTTTTGGAAGGAGCTGGCTCACATGACATACGCTGATTACGATTATTACTCCGGGACCTATTTGGGCACCGTGAGCGAGGAGGATTTTCCGCGTCTGGCTGTCCGGGCCAGCTCCTTCCTCGATTACTACACGCAGAACCGGGCAAAAGATAACGCTGATATGGACGCGGTAAAAATGTGCTGCTGTGCACTTGTGGACAAGTATCAGCTGATCGAAGCCGCGCAGCAGCTTGCCGCAACCAAACTGACGAACGCGGCGACCGGCGATGACGTGAAAAGCGAAACGGTAGGCGGGTACTCCCGGACGCTGGCCAGTGGTGGCGAAGCTGCCGCGTCTGCGCTGAGTGCAACAGACGGTGCGAAGAAACTGCTGGCGGCGACCTGTAACGAGTATCTGGCACATACCGGTCTGCTGTATCGGGGAGGGGGGTGCTGTGGTTGTACGCGCCCCACACTATAACGGTCTACAACGCCGTGCAGGAGACTGACCCGGCGACTTTTGAGGAAATCACAAAGCTGTATGTGACCATTCTGCGCGGCGTTATGCTGCAAGCCAGCAAGGCGGTAAACGTGCGTGAAAGCGGACTTGAGAGCGCGGACGCGGTAAACTTGTACATTCCGTTCTCTGTGGAAGCGGTGGACGGTACGACAGGCAAGGCCAAAACTTACGCGCCCCCACAGGCGTTTCTTGCGGCGGCGGACAGGTCCGGGCTGTGGACGCTGTCGGTCAACGGAAACGGCGGCCTGACGTTCTTTGTAAAAGGCGAGTTTGTCACCGACAAAGAGGATGTGGCTATGGCACAGGACGGTTGCTACAACGTGACCAAAGTGGACGAGAAAGATTTTGGCAGCATGGATATGCAGCATTGGGAAGTCGGAGGGGCATAAGATGTCGCTCAAGTTCTCTGTTGACGTGTCCGGCATGGACGAGGTAAAGAGGCAGCTTGCAATGGCCTGTGGCCGCGCTGAAAGCGTTTTAGCGCAACAGGTGATGAAAGACACCATCCCCTTTGTGCCTGCGCTTACAGGCTCTCTGACGCAGAGAACGCGAGTGGTAGGCAACGAGGTCATTTACCCCGGCCCATACGCCCGGTTTCTGTACTACGGTAAGGTGATGGTAGACCCGGCGACCGGCAGCACATACGCCCCAAAGGGCGGGCACAAGGTGGTCACAGACCGAAATCTTGTATTTAACACAACAATGCACCCGCAGGCACAGGCACATTGGTTTGACGCTTCCAAAGCGCAAAACATGGAGAAGTGGGGGCGGGTGGCAGATAAGGCGGTGAAGAAATTTGGAAAAGACTAAAAAGGCCGTGCCAGCGGCGGAAGAGGATCAGGTATCGCGCAAGCTGCTTGTGTGGCTGAACACATACCCGGAGCTGCCAGTCGACCTTATCCGCTTTGAGTTTCTTCCCGCCGACACTTCCGCTATGGCGATGTCGACCATTCAGGCGGCTTACATTGTGCGGAAGTATATCACCGGCGGTTATGTGGCGGAGTATCAGTTCAAGATAATCTACCGAGTGAAGCCGGGGAACAGCAACGACAAACGGCTCAAGGCTGACGAACTGTTGAACGCTATCGGGGATTGGGCAAATGGTCAGAAGCCCGACATCGGAGATGACAAGCGCGTTATCAGCATGGAGCCGACCACACGATCTTCCCTGTTTGCCATGTATGAAAACGGGGACGAAGATCACCAAATCCTTATGAAACTGAATTACGAGGTGAATGTATAATGGCAGATTTGGAATTCAACACCACGAAGGGCCAGACCATTGACCGCGAACTGCTCATTGCGTACCTGAACACCGGCACCGCTTCCGCCCCTGTGTGGAGCGCTATCGGTAAGCGCGTCGAGGACAGCAGCGAGGAAATGGACTGGAGCACCGACACCAAGCAGGACATTTTGGGCCACACCTTTACGACCATGAAAAAGCCCACCATCACGCAGACTTTTGACCCCATTCCCCTGGACGCGGGCGACGCTGCGGCGGTGAAGATGTGGAACCTGGCCGTCAAAGACCAGGATGCCCAGGCGCTGGCAAATCAGGACATGATGATCGGACACTTCTACGCCACCAGCGGCGAGGCGATGTTTGCGGAGCGCTACGACGCTTGCGCTATTGCCATCACCGGCATCGGCGGCGAGGGCGGCGGCACCCTGAACATCACCAGCGAAATCACCTATGGCGGCACCCGCACTGTGGGCACTGTGAAGAAGGGCAGCAGCGGCGCTATTGAGTTTACTGCGGCCTAAATAAAGGGGCGGGCAACCGCCCCTGTTTTGGAGGGAACACATGAAGGAATTGACAATCACCACCGGCATACAGGAATACCACCTGAATGACAAATGCACGGTGTATTTTAATCCCAGCGATCCGGCGTTTGCAGACAAGCTTTACACAGCGTTTGACGCGCTGAAAAAGAAGCAGGATGCGCGGGACGATAACGTAGAAAAAATGAGCGCCCGCGAAATGTTTGATTGGCTCCGAAATATGGACGCCGAAATGCGCGAGACTATTGACGGGGTGTTTGAGCAGCCGGTGTGTGAGCCGCTGTTTGGCAACGTGAGCGTGTATGCCATCGCGGGCGGTGCGCCGCTGTGGATGAACCTTATGGTTGCCATCATGGACGAGCTGGACGAGGGGATTAAGCGGGAAAAGGCTTTTCACAGTGAGAAGCTTGCAAAGTATACGGCCAAGTACCACAGATGATGTACGACCTTCCAACGAGCCTTGAGGTGTGTGGAACGGAATACCCAATAGAAACGGACTTTCGCGTGATACTGGACATATTCTCGGTGCTGTCTGCTGTGGAACTAACGAGCGAAGAAAAGTGCTTTGGCGTGTTGGGGATGTTTTACCCCGGTTTTTTCACGATGCCTGGGGAGCATATGGAAGAAGCGATAAAACAGTGCTTTTGGTTTATCAACGGCGGGAATGAGGAAGCGCAAAAAAAATCAACCAAGTTGATGGATTGGGAACAGGACTTCCGCCTGCTTGTCGCTCCAATCAACCGCATAGCGGGGCAAGAGGTGCGGGCGCTGCCGTATCTGCACTGGTGGACGTTCCTTTCGTACTACGGTGAAATCGGCGATTGCTACTTTGCGCAGATCGTGCGTATACGCGATCTGAAAGCAAAAGGAAAGCTGAAAGACAAAGCCGACAGGGAGTTTTACCGCAGAAACCGAGACGCTATAGACATTAAGCGCCGGTACTCGGAGGCTGAGGAAGAAGTCATTAAGGGCTGGACGTAAAAAAGCCGCCCCGGAGGGCGGCTGCGTAGCGGTCATTGATTTGCAATAAATGTAATGTCGTTTCCAGACCAAAAATCCGGGGTAAATCTGATTTCAAGCGTTTTCCAATCTGCTGGGACTTCGTAGCCTATTACGCCGGACATCTTTTTCCCTGATGCAACAGTACCGTCCAGCTGACCTTTGTCTGCGGCCAACGTTCCGGTCATGCTCATGTTTGTGGAGTAGTCATCGACATACGCTTCAAAGGACATTATAGAGCTTATGGAAATATCTTTGCTGGATTTGTTCTCAATGGAAAATTCACAAAATAGAAACACGTTTCCGCTGTCTGGTGTGTAAAAACCTTCTCCGCTTGATTGGGTGCAAGACACAAATGTGACTTCAATGTCTTTAAGGGAGACAACGTCACCAACTGCAAATTCCGTTTTCTGCGGAGCAGTTGATCCGTTTCCGCCTTTTACGCCTGTATCCCCAACCTTTTCTGGGGAGTTTCCGCCAAGCGCAGTGCCAATAATGCCGATAGCAATAAACACAGCGATAACGATCAGCACGACCGGCTTTTTCTGTTTGGCCCCGCAGGCGGGGCATACTTTCGCGGATTTTGCAATATCTGCGCCACAGGTCTTACACTTAGTCATTTTATCCATTTTCTTCCGCCCTCCAAGAAGTTTTTTGTGGTTTGTTTATAGTACCACATAAATACCATAAAAGCAAGTAGGTGATTGTATGGCAAACGCGGACGGCTCCGTTATCATCAAGGCCGACATTGACGATAAGCAGGCGCAGAAAGAACTCAATGCGCTGGAAAAGAAAATAGAGGCGCTGCAGGAAAAGCTCACCACCAAGAAATCCGCGCGAGATACTTTGTTTAACCAAGCCAACAACTTAGGCGCACAGCTTGACGAAGCAAAGGCAAAACTGGCGCAGATGAAGGGCGGCGGCGAGTTCTTCACCAGTGATGCTATTAAGCAGCAGGAGGCCGCTGTAGCGTCTATGGAAAAAGAATGGAACGCCATGAATGACAAACTGGACAAGCAGAACGCCGCTATTCGCGAGGGCGAAGCGGAGCTTGACCGAATGAAAGCAAAGGCCGGTGAGTTAAGTAAGCAGCTTGGCAATACCGGGAAGAACGCCGGAAAGATACAAGAGGGGTTAGACAAAGCATCCCAGGGCATGGAGGCGTTCACAAAGCGCGTAAAAATGCTGGCAAAGCGGGCGCTGGTGTTTACCATCATTGCCCGTGCGTTGGCGGCCCTCCGGGATTGGCTGGCAGATGTGGTGGCAGTAAACGGCGAAGCACGGGACGCTATTGCGCAGCTCAAGGGTGCGCTGCTGACGCTGGCACAGCCGCTTGTGCAGATCATTATCCCGGCGTTTACTGCGCTGGTTAAGGTACTGGCTACGGTGATTTCGTTTATCGCGAATATTGTATCTGCCCTATTTGGAACAACGGCAAAAGAAAGCGCCAATGCGGCAAAGTCCCTGAACGACCAGAAGAACGCATATAAAGGCGTTGGCGGAGCGGCAAAGTCTGCAAGTAAACAGCTTGCGTCGTTTGATGAGATCAATAAGTTAAGCGGTGAAAGCGGCGGCGGGTCCGGTATTATTCTACCTGATTTCAGCACGGCGGCAAATTTCGCATTTCTTGATAAAATCGCGGACAAGCTCAAGAAAATCGGGCAGGACATTGTAAACCTGTTTAAGGATGTCACCGGGTTTATCGGCAACGTATTCTCCGGGGATTGGGGCGCGGCGCTGGACAACATCATCGACTTTGTAAACCACGCCCGTATTTTGCTGGCCGATTTGCTGGACTTTGTGGGGTATATCTTTGGAGCGATCATAGACACCATCATAGAAAAGTGCGGCCTTGCCGGTACTCCGGTAGGAGATATGTTGACCGGTATCAAGGACATTGTGCAGGGCGCGCTGGGCCTTATTTCCGGCATCCTTACGTTTGACTTGGAGAAAATGAAGCAGGCTGTCATTCAAATGCTTACCGGCGTAAAGACATTTGTGCTGGGCGTTTTTGACTGGTTTAAGCTTGGGCTGACAAGCTTGCTTGATTGGCTGGACGAAAGCACAAACGGTAGGTTCCATGAGTTGATCGAGCTGGCTAAAACTTACGTCAATGACGTAGTCGAGGGTATGAAGCAAATCTTCAGCGGCCTTATTGAGTTTCTGACCGGCGTGTTTACGCTGGACTGGAAAAAAGCGTGGGAAGGTATCAAAGAAATTTTCCGTGGCATCTGGAATACCATCGTCGGCACTCTTGAGGCGGCTATAAACCTCATCATCAAAGGTATCAACTGGCTTATTGACCAGCTGAACAAGATACACTTTGAAATCCCGGATTGGGTTCCTGGTATCGGCGGTAAATCTTTCGGCATCAATATTTCCCATGTAAACGAGCTTAAAATCCCCCGTTTGGCACAGGGCGCGGTCATCCCTCCGAACCGGGAGTTTATGGCAGTGCTTGGCGATCAGAAATCCGGGACAAACATCGAGACACCGCTGGCAACGATGGTACAGGCGTTCAAACAGGCACTTGCTGAAAGCGGATATGGAGGAAGCAACGAGGCCGTGTTGGTGCTTGACAAGGACGTGCTGGGCAAGGTCGTGTACCGGCTGAACAAGGCGGAGGGTACGCGTATCGGCGTAAATCTGTCGGAGGTGCAGGGATGAACTACATCAAACTGAACGGCATTTCCTTTGACGCTGACGTGGCCATTTCAAAGTACAACCGAAACTTTAACGTGCTGGACGGCGAAAACGCAGGGCGCGTAATGACGGGCCGCATGGTGCGTGACATCATCGGGACATACCTTGGTCACAAGCTGACGGTTTTTCGGCGCGGCGACAACTACAAGGGACTTGACGATTTCTGGGACTACCTGTACAAACACAGCGTGGATGACTCCGTTATGCTGGAAGCGGCAGACGGCCAGACTACCATCGCTTATGAAGCGTATTACACCAGCGCGTCGCAGGACTTGGAGAAGGGCGATGGAGGCGTAAACTATTGGGGCGAGATTGAAGTGAACTTTGTCCCGATGGACGCGCAGCTCCGCCCCTGAGAGGTGGCCTATGTCGAAAACGACTATTCTGTACAAGGACATAGCCCCCGGCGCGGCGGATGACGCGACTGTGGTCGCCACTGGGGGGACAGGCGATCTCTCCCAAATCCCGCACGGAGCGGCTCCGGGTAAGCTTATTACGCTGGAACGGAGCCGCTGGGTGCTGGACGGCACCTTTGATGGCGTGTACGCGGAGGACAAGGTAGGCTTTTGGTCTACGGAGGTTTCCGGGGACAGCGGAGAGTTTACCAACCCGCCCAAAATCACCATGACGTTTACGCAGCAGTATTCCAGCATGGGCATCCAGCTTACCTTTGACGAGGACACAGGAGAATATTGCAACGAGGTAGAAATATCGTGGTATCAGGGCGCGGTGCTGCGGCGGGCGCAGTCGTTCCAGCCTGACAACGCGGTGTACTTCTGCGATTGCCGGGTAGAGAGCTTTGACAAGGTGGAGGTCACGCTGAAAAAGACCGTAGTCCCCCATCGGCGGGCGCGTGTTAATGAGATCGTGCTGGGCGTGGTGCGTAAATTCGGGATGAACGAAATACGCAACGCATCCATCGTAAACCAGGCGAACGAAGCCGCCGTAGAGCTGCCGGTGTCCACGCTAAACTGGACGCTTGACAGTCTGAAAGATGTGGATTACCTGTTTCAGCTGAAACAGCCGGTGGAGGTGTGGAACGACAACCGGCATCTGGGTACATACTACATTAACAACTCGTCACGCACGTCCGCAAACGTGTATGTGATAGAGTGCCAGGACGCGCTTGGAGTGCTTGAATACACGCCGTTCAGCGGAGGGGCATACCTTGATGGGGTGAGTGCGAAAACGCTCTTAGAAGCGCTTGCAAAGCCCTTTGATGTGGAGTATGCGAGCGATGTGGAGGACACAACGCTGAAAGGCGTACTTGTTAAGGGCACCAACCGAAGCGCTATCCAGCAGGTCATATTTGCATGGGGCGTGTGTCTGGCAACAGACGGCGGGAACAAGCTTCGGGTATTCAACCAGCCCACAAAGCCTATTCTTATTCCACGCGGGCGGACGTTTGTCGGATCTTCCGTTACAACCGGCGCGGTTGTTACAAAGGTGAACGTGACGGCGCATAGCTATGTAGAAGCCAGCAACGGCAACGTGACCATCAATGGGGTTAAATACAAAGACACCCGGACGGTGTACAGTGCCATCAATCCCAACGTTACCGCATCCGACCGGGAGAACGTAAAGGAAGTCACGGCGGCAACTCTTGTATCTGATGAAATTGGGCAGGCAGTGGCGGACCGGCTGTACAAGTATTATTCGCTGCGTGACACAAACACGGCGACCGTGGTATACGGTGGCGAGAAGCTGGGCGACTGCGTAAGCATTTACACGCCGTGGGGGTTGCTGACCACAGGCAATCTTCACAAGATGGAGATAAAGCTGTCCAACACGGTGGTGTACAACGCGGAAGTTACAGGCGCGTGGATCATCAGCCCGTACTTCTATTACAGCAACGACCTGTTCTCCGGGGAGGTGTAACCGATGGCGGAATATACAGCACAGGTGCCGAAGATAGCGGCGGCTGTACTGCTGCCGAACCCGGCGACCATCAACGGCAAGGTAAAGCTACAGGTAACGGTGATAGAGGAAACCGTCATCGTGTACCCCAGCTATTACTACAGCGGCGATCTATATGCGGGCGAAAGTCCACATACGCCGTACCCGCGTGTACCCCAAGCATATCATTTCTTTTGCGGCGATATTTACGCCGGGGAGGTATAAATGGCAATCAAGACAGTAAAAGCGACGATCAACGGCCAGACATACGACCTGACGCTGAACTCCGCAAGCGGCAAATGGGAAGCGACCATTACCGCTCCGGGGAAAACATCGTACAATCTGGCAGGCGGCTACTACAACGTATCCGTCGAAGCAACAAACGAAGCGGGCACAAAGGGCAGCGCGGACGCATCTACCGTAGACGGCCTGAAGCTGGTGGTAAAGGAGACTGTGGCACCTGTTATCACCATCGTGTCCCCCACGGCTGGCGCGTATGTGGCGAACAGCAAACAGCCGGTGGTATTCAACATCACGGATGAAACCGGCGGTTCCGGCGTGGACATCAGCACATTGGTAGTCAAGCAGGACGGCACGGCTGTAGCGGCGGCGAACATCACGCACACGGCTATTACCAATGGCTACAGCGTGACCTACACGCCGTCTGCGGCACTGAGCGACGGAAGCCACACCGTGACCATCAACTGCAAAGACCACGACGGAAACGCGGCTGCGGAGAAGTCCACGACCTACACCGTGGATACTGTTCCTCCGACGCTGAACGTAACATCTCCTGCGGACGGCCTTATTACGGCGGCTTCTTCTGTCACTGTGGCCGGTACTACCAACGATGCAACGTCCTCTCCCGTGGTCATTACCATCTCCCTGAACGGAACGGATCAGGGTACAATCCCTGTGGGCACCGGCGGTACTTTCTCCAAGGTGGTTACGCTGAAAGAGGGCAGCAACACCATCATCGTCAAGGCAAAAGACGCGGCAGGGAAGGAAAGCTCCGTCACCCGGACAGTCACGCTGGACACGTCTGTGCCGAAGATCAAAGCGGCGACCATTACGCCTAACCCGGTCGACACCGGTAAGACGATGGTCATTAGTGTTACCATTGAGTGAGAGGTGATAGCTTGAGCAGAGATATTCGCGTATCGCTCCCCGCCGCCATCGTCTACGTGTCCGGTTCGGTCAACGGCAAGGATTACGTGTGGACGCTGGACGGCGAAGCGTGGAAAGCCACGGTAGACCGTGCTTCGGATGAAAAGTACGCCGTATCTTTGACGGCTATTAACGCGGCGGGCACAAGCGCCAGTTACCAGTTTACCCTTAACTACGGTATGCTGTCCCTTATTACGGACAGAACGCAAGCAGACGTGGATGGCGTAATAGCCGCGCTCAGTCGAATAGAGACTGGGCGCGGCACCCCGGCGGACGTGCTTCTCCTGAGCGACAACAAGGGGTCGTACAACTACACTGACCTGAACCGCGTTGCGGGAGCTGTGCTGTATGTGGCGGAGGAGTTAGCGGCCAGCGGGTACAGCGTGACGGTAACGGCAAAGCAAGGGTGGACGGAAACGGACATTCCCACGCAGGCGGACATTGACCAGTACCTCGCGGACATCGCAGAAATACGCAATGCGCTGCCTGTGCCTGCCGACGCCCCGGAGGTGCCGGAGATGCCGTTGGACTATCGAAAGGCCAACGACATTGAAAGTATCCTCATACTGGTAGACAAGCTTGTGCAGAACATAGCCAAGTCGTGGTTTTACTCGGGAGACTTGTACTCCAACGAAATCAAATAATAAACGTTACTCCCGGCCAATCGGGGCACGGGAAAGGGCAATAGGAGCCGACTATGGGAACGTAGTCGGCTCCATCTTTTTTGGAAAGGAGCAGATATGCAGGACAGAATTTCCCTTTATCCTGGCCGCGTCAAGCTCACGCCTGTTTCCGGGCAGGACAACGTGTACGACATGACCCGGCAGGACAACCCCACCACGGAGGGCACACCTCTGAACAAGTCCACGCTGCTGACGGACGAGGTGGCGGAAACGCTGGGGCTTGACCCGGCAACGGCTACGCCCTCTCAGGCCATCAACGCCGTGGTGGGCAAGGCAACGGACAAGAAGCTATCGCTGACGCTGGCGGCGGCAAGCTGGACAGGGAGCGCAAGCCCCTACACCCAGGGTGTGACCATCACGGGCGGAACGGCCACCAGTCAGGCGGACATTCAGGCAGACGCAGCGGCGATACAGCAGATGCTGGACGACGGCACCAACGCTATCTACATCGCCAACAACAACGGGACATTCACCGCCTACGCTGTGGGCGAGAAGCCCACCGCTGACCTGAGTGTGCAGGTGACGGTGTACGACGTGAAGGAGGTAAACTAACGATGGTTATTATCGGTAAATCGCAAATTGCGGGGGGGGGGTACTGCTAAACGATTAGAGTTTGAGTACACCGGTGACTACGTGACGCGCAGTGACGGGGTTATTGAACTCCGCAGTAGCGGCACATTTACATCTCTTAAGGCACAGAGTGTAGATGTATTTCTTGTTGGCGGCGGAGGTGCAGGCAGAGCGGGGGACAACAAAGGGTCTGCCGGAGGCGGGGGCGGATTTACTTTAACGGAGTCGCTTTTTCTGGGGGAAGAAACTACTTATGCAGTCACTATTGGCGCGGGAGGCGCAGCCATCGGGACATCTCCCTCCGTAGAATATGCGCCGTCTGGCGGTAATACAACGTTTGGAAACTTAGTGGTAAACGGAGGACAAGGCGGCCGGAGACAGTATCGCAACGGTGGGACAAGGTCGGATGGAGGAAATGGGGGCTCTGGCGGAGGTGCATCTGCCAAAGGTGGCACCAATGGGGCAAATGGAAATCTTGGGCAAGATCCAAACGCAATCGCCGGAACAGGGCAAGGTACCACGACCCGCGAATTTGGCGAATTGGCTGGGAAACTGTATGCCGGTGGAGGAACAGCCACGTGGAGTGGTGGAACTTCAAGCGGTGTAGACGGTGGCGGCGGTGCATCAAACTCTGCTGGGCAAGCAAATACCGGCGGCGGTGGTGGAGCTACTGGTGGCACTCTGCCTGCTTCTTTTGCTGGTGGCTCTGGCATCGTCTGCATAAGGCTACACAAAGAATAAACACGGCCTCCGTTTCGGAGGTCGGGAACGGAGGTTTATATGGCAATTACAGGCAGAGCGGTGACAGCAGGGGGAGGCGGAATTGCCAATCGGCTGGATTTCACCTACACGGGCGGTACATTCAACGAGCGTACCGCAGACGGTGTAGTGGAGTTTTTGGAAACCGGTATCCTTACGATGAAAAAGGATACGTATGTGGATGTATTCATGGTTGGCGGTGGTGCCGGTGGTGTGACTGTTGTATTATCCAACAGCGGCGGAACCGGTGGAAGCGGTGGATGCACAAGAACTATCGTAAATGCTTTGCTGCGAAAAGGGGTGGAATACCAAGTTGTTATTGGTGCCGGGGGCACCGGAGGCGGCAACTCCGGCGGTGAGACTTCGGCTTTTGGCTATACGGTTTCAGGTGGAACTGTTGCCGCCGGGGGTTCTGGAGGCGGAAAAGGAGGCGTCGCCGCAACCGGGCAGGTGAACGCCGGAGATGGCGGGTCAAACGGATCGGATGGTGGGAGTGTCGGATCTCCGACAACCGGAAGCCCCGGAAAAGGACAAGGCGCTACCACGCGAGAATTTGGCGAAGCAACCGGTAAGCTGTATGCCGGCGGCGGTGGCGGCGGCGCGGGAAAATACGGAGACATTGGAACTTCGGGAGCTGGTGGTGAAGGGGGCGGCGCAAAAGGTAATTCTACAACTGACGCTACGGCCAATACCGGCGGCGGAGGAGGTGGCGGGAAAGGATATTATGATAGTTCCAGTCCCGGCGGGAAAGGAACTGCGGGGGGCTCAGGTATCGTGTGTATCCGTCTGCACCAAGACGACCCTACTGAGAACGTGCTGAGTGGAACGTGGAAGTTTAATGACACACTTACCATGCCAAGCGCTTTGTTTACAGAGAACTTCGATTATGACGGGACAATTGCCTATGCTGGCTCCAGTCTTTATGGCGTGATGGGTGTGCAAGAACTTTCTTCCAATAAAGATCTGTGCTTTGGGCATAACCCCGGCGACTTGTCGGCAAATTATATACAAGTGTATAGGTTTACCAACAACACATGGCTACAAGCAACAGCAAAAACTATAAAATTCTGGAACCGCTATCAGGTAGTTTCCCCGGAGTTCTACGCATGGTTCACCGCAAACGCCACCAAGATTTCGGATTAAGGAGCGTGATTAAGTGAGATACGCATTGGTTGAAAACGGTGTTGTTACAAACATCATCGAAATGGACAAGCGGAACGAGCAGTTCTTCCCCTCCGCCGTGTACACCGGTGACAGGCCGGTGGGCATGGGCGACACGTACACGGAGGGGAAGTTTTACCGTGACGGCAAAGAGGTGCTGACGGCACTGGAGGAAGCCAACAACGAGATAGACAGCCTGACGCAGCAGCTGGGCGAGGCTGTGGAAACCATCTATCAGGCGGATATGGAGGTTATCGGATGAGCATGATTATCGGTAAAGCGTTAATTGCGGGGGGGGGGTACTGTTGACCGGTTAGATTTTACCTATACGGGGCAGTACAACGAGCGCCTTGAGGACGGCGTTGTGGAATTTCTGACAAGCGGTGTGCTGAAGTTCAAAAAGGAAGCCGCTATTGATGCATTCCTTGTTGGAGGCGGGTCTGGCGGCTGCACCGGCTGGTATCGCAACTCCACCAATTATGGAGGCGGCGGTGGAGGCGGTGGCGGAAAAACGGTGACGCTGCTGAATATCACACCGCGAGCGAATACTGAATATCAAATCGTTGTGGGAGCCGGTGGCTCATCCGGGAAGAAGAACACCACCGAATCCAACATAACAGCGCCTACAAATGGTGGTGATACCACCGCGTTTGGTTCAACTGCCGAGGGCGGCAGAGTACCTACTGTAATGACTTCTGGCGGAACTGTGTATTCCGCGGGTTACAGAGTGCTGATTTGCGGCGGCAGCGGTGGTTCTGGCGGCGGACAGAGTGTGGGGCGCGGCGTAACGTCGCCCTACAATATTGCAGGTGCAGGAGGAAGCGATGGAAGTGATGGCGGTGCAGCAAACCCTCAGCCCAGCGCGACTGCCTATCCTATAGGCACCGGCCAAGGAACTACTACGCGCGAGTTTGGAGAGACAACCGGCAAACTCTATGCGGGCGGAGGAGGCGCAGGAAACATTCTTGGTACGCCTACAGCTGGTGGTGACGGCGGCGGCGGTAATGGCGGAGGTGATACCGCGAACATGAATGCAGCTGCTAACACTGGCGGTGGAGGCGGTGGCCAAAATGAATCCGGCGGAACCACCGCTGGCGCGGGCGGCAGTGGCATCGTGTGCATCCGGCTGCACAAGGAAGCGTAACAACAAATTGAAAGGAGAATGACTATGTACAACATTATGACGAAGCTCATCAACAAGCGGTTTTACAAGACCCGTGAGGAGGCACAGCAGAAGTGCGACGTGTTTTACGCCGTGGGGCGCATCACGGACGAGCAGTACACGGACCTGTGTGCGCTGATCGAGAGCGTGTACGCAGAATAAGGGGCGGGGAGATTACTCCCCCCGCTGGATGTAGGCTTCCTCGGCATCGAGCTGTGCCTGTTTGAGCGCGGCGACGGCCTTTTCAAGCTGGGCAATGGCGTCGGTGACGGCGTTGAACAGGGTGAAATACTCGGGCATGGGAACACCTCCTTTCTGCAAGCAGGATAGCACAGGTGGCGTGTCAGAAACGGTCGAAGGGTGTCGAGGGGCAAAAATAATTTGAGAGGAGAACGCGGCGAATGGAACCGTGGGTACAGCAGATCGCCGTACCGCTGGCGGTAGCGGTGCTGACAAGCAGCGGCTTGTGGGCACTGGTATCGAAGCGGGCGGACAAGAACAACGCGGAGCGGAAGATGCTGGTGGGTCTGGCGCATGACCGCATCATCCATCTGGGCATGGTGTACGTGACGAGAGGGTACATCACGCAGGACGAGTACGAAAACATCAATGACTATCTGTACCAGCCGTATGAAAAGATGGGCGGCAACGGCAGCGCAAAACGGGTCATGGAGGAAGTAAGGAAGCTGCCCATCAAGCGAGAGGCGTAAAGCCGGAAAGGAAGTAACTATGGACATCAACACTATCGGAGTAGCAACTGTTGCAGCTATCATCGTGATCTGCTATCTGATCGGCATGATCGTGAAGGCCACGGCGCTGGACAACAAGTGGATCCCCATCATTTGTGGTGTGTGCGGCGGCATCATCGGTGCGCTGGCGCTGGCATTCAATATGCCCGATTTCCCCGCCGAGGACTATTTTACAGCGGTCGCCGTGGGCATTATGTCCGGCCTGACCGCAACGGGCGTCAATCAGGTGTTTAAGCAGATGAAGTCTACCAACGACGAGGAGGCTATGTAAATGGCCGCCCCGAAAGTCTACCTGTCCCCGGCTATGCACATGGCGAACCCCTGTGTATATCCCCGTCCGGACGGGAAACAGTGCTATGAGGCACTTGAGAACAACGAGTACATCGACATTTTGGAGCCGATCCTGAACCGCTGCGGCATTGCCACCAAGCGCGGGTACCGGCGCACCCCCATGAACGGCGACAACGGCGATGCCATCATGAAGCAGAACGTGAGGGAAAGCAACGCATGGGGCGCGGACGTGCATTACGTCAGCCACACCAACGCCAGCGCCAACGGAACGGCGCAGGGGTGCCATCCCATGTACTACACCTATTCCGCCAACGGCAAAAAGCTGGGCAAGATCATGGTGAAGTACCGGAAGGAGGTCTACCCGCGCACGGTAAAGCTCGTTCCACGCGCCGATCTGTACGAGCTGAAAAAGACCAACGCTGTGGCGTTCTACGAGGAACACGCCTTCCACGACAACCTGGAGGACATCACTTGGTTCCACACCCACATGAAGGAGATCGCCGAGAGCGCGGCGAAGGGGCTGTGCGAGTGGTTCGGCATCCCGTATGTGGAGGAGACGAAGCCTGCGGAGCCGGAGACACCGGAACAGCCGACCGTAACCGAAACGTACACCGTGAAGGTGACACGGAGCGCGAACGGGAAAAACGGCACGTGGGAGATCGTGAAGTAAAATAAATCTGCTGGGCGGGAAAGAGCTACGACAAGCCGCCTCTTTCTCCGGCGTAAAGTCCCGCAAGCTCACGGCTAAAACCGTGTTATGGACAGCTACCACAAGCAGATACGGCGCAGATTGCAGAGAATGGCACCAAAGCGGGCTATTGCGTATGTGATGAGCGCCCAGCTACCGCCTGACGAAGCGGTGTGCGTTATTGAATGTGACGTGAAGCGAAAAAGCTATTGTGAAACGGCGTTACTGCTGAACGTGTCACCGGAAACGGTAAAGCGGTGCCGCAGGAGAGCGTATCAGAAATTTGCAGACGAAGAAAGAAGCCACACCTGAAAAGGTGAGGCTTCTTTGTTTGCGCCCGGTAGGGGGGGAAAAAACCGAGCGTATAAAAAGGGAAAGATGCCCGCCGGGAGTATTCTGGGGTGGCTAATTTTATTATACATCGTTTCTGCGGTATTGTACAAGTAAATATTTCGCAAATTAACGGCCTTTTTCTGACCTTTAACTGCCCCTTTGCGGGGGCAGTTTTTTGTTACGCTTATTGCAAGAAACGGAGGTGCTTGCATGGTCGAAAAGTTGGTGTCGTTGGGATTTACCAAGCAGATGGCGGAGGACATCATTTGGGCGTATCAGGATGACCTCCCGGGGCTGAAAGCCTATGTGCGGGTGATAGAAATAGTGGCGGCGCATGTATAGCTACTTCAACGAAAACCCACACGGGAAAAATGTTGGAGACTGCACCGTTCGGGCTATTTCAAAAGCCACCGGGAAAGAGTGGGGCGAAACGTATCTTGCTATGGCGGTGCAGGGGTATTTGGAAGGGGATATGCCGTCTGCAAACGCTGTGTGGGGTGCGTATCTGCGGCGGATAGGCTACAGGCGGTACATGGTGCCTGATACGTGCCCGGATTGCTACACAGTCGGTAGGTTCGCCGATGAACACCCGGAGGGGACGTTTATCCTTGCGCTATCCGGGCACGTCGTGTGTGTTCAGGACGGCGTAATTTACGACAGCTGGAACAGCGAAAACGAAATTGTTTTGTATTACTGGCAAAAAGAAAGTGAGGCGTAACTATGGCATTTAACCCGTATTTCAACCCTTATTACCCGCAGCCAATGCAGGACAACCTTGCCCAGCTTCGGCAGCAGCAGATGCAGACCATGCCGCCGCAGATACCGCAAATCCCACCCATGCAGAACCCGGTGGCGCAGGGCGGCGTACAGTGGGTAGCTGGTAGGCCGGAGGCGGAGAATTGGCTGATTGCTCCCAACTCCGCCATTGCGCTGTGGGACAGCACGGCTCCCGTGGTGTACCTAAAACAGGCCGATGCAAGCGGCAAGCCGACCCTTAAGACGTATGACCTTGTAGAACGCCTTGCAAGCGCTCCTGATGCGCAGAAAGCTCCCGCCCCGGAATATGTGACCCGTAAGGAGTTCGATGCGCTGGCGGCGCTTGTGGGCGAAATAAAGGGCAAGAAGAAACGCAAGGTGGAGGAGGACGAAGACGATGAGTAACAATCCGTTTTTCAATGCGTTAGGTGGCGGACAGATGCCGGGGCCGATGAGCGGCTTTCCCCAGCTGTTACAGCAGTTCAAGCAGTTCAAGGCAAGTTTTAAAGGCGACCCAAAAGCGGAAGTAGAGAAGATGCTGCAAAGCGGCAGGATCTCACAAGACCAACTGAACAAGATACAGTCAATGGCAAACCAATTTCAGGGGCTTTTCAAGTAAATCAAAATCGTGGCCACGGTTTGATATAAAAAATTTTCAAAAGGAGTGATACTATGTCTCTTTCCGATGGCACCCCCATGATGACTATGCCTGTGGCTCCTGCCAACACCGGCAACGGTAACGGCTTCGGCTGGGGCGGCGATGGCGCGTGGTGGATCGTGCTGTTCCTCATTTTCGCTGCGTTCGGCGGCTGGGGTAACGGCTTTGGCTTCGGTGGCGGCGGCAACGGCGTGATGGACGGTTATGTTCTGACCTCTGATTTTGCCAACATCGAGCGCAAGATCGACAGCGTAAATCAGGGACTTTGCGACGGATTTTACCAGCAGGCGCAGCTTGTCAACGGTACCAACAAGGAATGATTTTAATGGCAGAATTTACTTCTGCGGCAATTCAGACCGTTGCTGCTGGGCAGAACGTTCCCCTGACGGAAACTGCGGTCAACAACAAACCGTGCATCGTGCATCGAGCCGGAGCAGGCATCGTAACTTTGCGCGGGTTGACAAACCAGTGCAAGGCACGTTTTCGCGTAGCTTTTGGCGGCAACATCGCTATCCCTACCGGTGGCACGGTGGAAGCTATTACCGCCGCGCTGGCTATCAACGGTGAACCACTGACCAGCGCCGTGGCGATCGTTACCCCCGCCGCCGTGGAAAACTATTTCAACATTTATGTCAGCGCCATTGTGGAGGTGCCGAAGGGTTGTTGCCTGACTGTGGCTATGGAGAACACCAGCACACAGGCAATCAATTTCGCTAACTCCAACTTGACCGTTGACCGCGTAAGCTGAAAGGAGTAAACTATGAGTATGAAAGCAATGTACGATTTGCGCGATATGCTTTGCAAGGAGCTTGACGAGATCGCCCACAAAGGAGAGCTGGGCGCCGGGGATCTGGACATCGCGCATAAGCTGGTAAGCACCATCAAGAACATCGACAAGATTGATCTGATGGAAGATGAAGGGTACAGCCGTGACGGCGACTATTCCCAGCGGCGTTACTCCCGCGACGGCGACTATTCCCAGCGCAGGTATTCCCGCGACAGCTACGGCGGCGGCAGCTCCTACGCACGGCGTGGCACCCATTATGTGCGCGGCCATTATAGCCGCGACGGCGCAAAGGATGACATGAAGCGCCAGCTGCAAGAGATGCTGGACAATGCGGATGATGATACCATCCGCAACGCCATTCAGCGGTGTATGGATGCCGTGGAGGGCTGAAGGGGGGTAATTCCCCTTGATCGACGAAAAGGAACTTAAAGCCTGGATAGCCAGACTGGAAACGGAACAGTCAAGCTGGCCGAACTACGAGAAGTTGGCCGCGCTGTACATTATACAAAACCAGCACGAAGGGCAGAGAAGCCCTGCACCGGTTGCTATGTATTCCAGCGCACCGGCTCCTGATGTGGTAGACGGTGACAGTGACTTTATGCAAGCGGTATCATCCCGCGCGCCGGAACAGGCGTGGGCCATAGTGGACGAGTTGATGGACGCGCTGAAAGTAACCAATGCGCGAATGTATGATAACGTGATGCGAAAGATGCGAGGATAAAGTATCCCCCGCCTGTTTTGGCGGGGGATATTCTTGTGTACTTAGTTTGTTGTAACCTAACGGTTTATATAAACTAAGTACTTACAGAAAGTCAAATTCAATCCGGCGGTCTTTGTATAGCCGGATTTCTTTTATTTTGAGTTTCCAAAATGCTTGTTTATTTTCTTTGTTAAGTTGTTTGTATATTTCTTGCCATCCTGCGGAAAATAAGGTAGCAATTTCTTCTGGTGCGCGGCTTTGTGATTTTACTTGTGTGATCTCGTCCATTTGTGATGTCAGCTCTGCATACTTTTTTGAGTAGTCCGCTTTTGAAATCATGTCGTCTATATATAACTCTGACAACTTGGATAGTTTTTTTTGTAAAGCCTTTAATTGCACATCTTGGTTTACTTTGGTTTCTTGCCGCGGCTTGGCTTGCAATTTGATCTGTATCTGTTCGTCTATTGTCGACAGCAGATAATCTTCGATTTTCCATTCGACAGTAAAATTACCGTTGTTGCATCCTTTTCTATGGGCAGACCCTTGACAATAGTAAGAGTAAGAGCACGCCCCGCTTGGCCGTGGAGACGGATGCCCTGTCATTCTGCGTCCGCATTCCCCGCAGACTATCAGCCCTGAAAAAATATACGTTCGATTGTAAGGGGATTTTCGCGTCACCCTGGTGCGTAAGGCTTGCACACGCTGAAATTCCTGCGGTGTTAAATACGGGGGTAATTTTATCCCGTGCCAGTCTCCCATGTATCCTGTGTTGTCCAACATTTGGCTGGCCGTTTGGTATTTAAGTTTTAATTCCGGTACTGCGTCCATCGCTTTTGTTATGGAGCCGGTTTCCAAAAATGTAGAAAAATATCTGCGTATACCCGGCTCCGCTTCTTTGTCTATAACAGCAAATTTCCCTTCGATTTTGTAGCCTTTCGGCAGATGACCGGTGCAAACCTCATTTCGATCTTTTTTTGCATCAAGCACTTTTTTTATGCGTTCACTGGCGCGGTCAGCTTCGTCCTGTGCTACAGAAAGCATAATGTTGATTTTCAACCGGCCTGCGGCTGTAGACGTGTCGTAGTCCTCATAAATCGTTTTCCACGACACGTTGTGGGCTTCAAGGATTTCCTGCACTTTGTAATACTCGCCGATGTTGCGAAACCACCGGTCCAGTTTTGTGACAAGAATAATGTCTACCTCATCACGCTTGACGGCTTCCAGCAGTTGAAGCATGGCGGGACGCTTTTCAATCTTCTTTCTGGCGGAAAACCCGGCATCCTGGAAAACGCCTACCACCTTCATATTGTGGGCTTTGGCGTATTCTTCGAGGTCGTTCTGCTGATCGTGAATAGACAAGCCAAACTTTTTCTGTTCTTCCGTGGACACACGCGGGTATAATGCTGCCCGCAATACTACGCTCATTGTTTATCTCCTCCCTTATCTGGCGACAATGTATACTTTTTTGCATAGCGAAAATACATCATCAAAATAGCGGCAAAAAAGCCAATACCGACTGCAAGCAGCAAAAAGACAATCCATGCGAATATGCTGGCCTCTCCGCCCTGAATAAGCCCCTGGTGGGGGATACGGTAGTCAAAAAAGATATATCCTACGATAACAGCCATAAATATGGCGCACAAAAACGTAAGGCCATAAATAGCAAATTTTGTGTCCCGCGATTTCTTGCGGTGGTAGTTAATGGTTTTTGCCATCTGCTCCATGCTTCCCTCAAGATGGGCTATTTGCACATCGGCATCATGCAGCTGCTTTTGGTGCTTCAACTGTTCATTGGCTTTCGTCAATTGATCTTCCGTTGTAACTTCTTTTTCAATCCCGAAATATTCATCCATTGAAACGCCAAGCGCGGCACAAATTAAACCCATTTTGTACACGCTCGGCTCCTTTGATGACGCGGAGAAAAAATTGCTTATGGTTGATGCTGAAATGTCCGTCATGTCGGACAAATCTTGTATAGTTAAATTCTGTCGGTCTTTTGCATCTTTGCACAAATCCTGTAATGTTTTTACCATTTTCCCCTTTTACTCCTTTTTCGGGCAGGAAAATTCCAATTCTGGTTTGCCGCAAACGGTAATTATCCGAATTTGGTATTGCCCTGCCAAACCCTGATTTGTTAGTGTGAACGTGCAGCCGGAAAGCCGGGAGGCCACCGGCGAGAATAGCCCCGCTGTCCGTTGCGGGAGCAGCGGGGCTATTTAACAAAGGCCCACATATAAACACTTCCCCCTGAAATATTTTTTAATTTGTTGCCTATTTGTGGGCAACAAACAGCTTGTACGTAACTATAAGTGTACTAACTTAGTTGTACACCGAGAAAATAATATGTCAAATCAAGAAAGGGGAGAGAAATGTATTGTACCAAAACAGCGGGGCGTGATAAAATGGAGTTGGCAGCAGTTGAAACACAAGACGTGTTGGGGCTGCTCAAGAAAAAAATACTGCTTCTTACCGATAACCAGTTGGACGAGTTGATTAAGGTGGTGGAATATGAGTTGTCAAAAAACGAGCGCTGATTACTTGGCAGATAACGCAAACGTGCGCAACATGAGCGATGCAGATCACAAGGAAATACAAATGGCGCTCGTGTTTCAAAGTATTGAAAACGAAAACCGGCTTGAACGCATAGAAAAGTTACTTCTTGTTCTGGCCGCATCGACGATGTTTAACGCAGTAGCGATACTATTAATGCAGCTATAGCAACAAGCAGAGAGAGCAAAGGTATCCAATTCTTAGACAACCAGTCTTGATTGGACTTTGCTTTCTTTTCTTTTTCTTTTTTAATGTTCTCCGGCGCACACTTATCGTATTTTTTCAAATACTTATTGTAGCAATATTCGCTTACACCGTATGCCTCATGTCGAGGCTGTCTATTAAGCTTCTCCATTTTTTAGCATTTCATCTACAATCCCTAATATTATTTCGCGCTGGCGATCTGATAATTTAGGGAGTTGGGTATACAACCGAGTTATTTTGTCATCATAGCCCTCGCCCTTTGCGGCGGGGGCTTTTTCTTGTTCACCTACTCCGGACATCAGTTCTGTGACGGTAACGCCAAAATAATCGGCAATTTTTAATACAGTTGCGTCACGAGGAGTAGCCCCGTTTTTCCAACGTGTAACAGAAGGTTTCCCTATTTTTAATTCGAGTGCAACGGCAGATGGGGATTTATTTATAGAGTTGCACAAGCAAAGGTATTTTTCGTAAAATCCCACAATTATTTACCTCCGTATTTGTGCGAGTTGCTAAAGTTTCGTTTGATAACGCTTTTGGCTTGACAGTTTCGTTTGGTAACGCTATAATGGGAACGTGGGTTACGGAAGGTAACAAAAAACCAGACCCCGATACATTGTATCCGTGTCAACGCTACTTTATTGCTTGAAGGTACGGTAGTTAACGAGGCTCCGATGCTCCCGCAACGGACACCGGAGCCCCGGCAGGGACGTCGTGACGTCACCTGCAAGCACATAGTAGCATACTTTGTTAACTTTTGCAACCACAAATTTAGCCGCAGGCGGGAATACCGCAACTATTCTCGCCTGCGGCGCACCAAAAAACAAAGGAGGGCTAAATTTGCTGGAGAGTTGGACAGGCAAGCTGGTCGGCAAAATGCACGTTCACGAAATCACATACGACGAGGTAGCGGCAGAGCTTGGCGTTTCCCGCCCTTATGTCAGTATGCTGCTGAATGGGCATCGAAAGCCACCGGACGCAAAGAAGCGTATCGAAATGGCGATTGACAGCATTATCGCCAAACGCGCCGAGAATGGGTAAGAAAAAGCCCCGCCCGGTGCTGGCACACCGAACGAGGCATCTCCGAAACATCTACCAAAATGTTCTGCGGATAGTATACCACGACCGCAGAGGAAAGGCAAGAGATTATGACGTGTGCTGAAATTGCCGTGATGTTATGGGCGCGGCAGAACGGAATGGAAATTATCGAGGTCGAGTACATTCGACAGGAGGAAACGACATGAGTTGGTTTGCATGGACGCTGGCGTTTATCGGCGCGGCGTGGATGAGCTGGGCTATCGTCAAGGGCGTGGAGGCGCTGGGGCGATGAGAGAGCGGAACAGGCGGGCGCGGGAATACTCCCGGCTATGCCGCACCAGAAGATGGTGCAGGCGTATGTGGGTAGTGGCAATCGTCCTGTGGGCGATGCTGCTGGTGCTGGTGGCGTGGTGCCTGACGCTGCCGCCGGTGCAGGAGGACGTGGTGCAGTCACCGCCCACGGCAGAGATCGCGGAGCCGGAGGCGGAGAACGTGCTGGTATGTGACATCACCGGGTATTGTGCGTGCTGCACACCCTACGCCCACATGAACCAGCGGGACGGCCTGGTGCTGACGTCATCCGGCCTGTGGGTAAACATTGGCGAGGCCGTGGCTGTGGATCCGGACATCATCCCGCTTGGCAGCACGGTGACGCTGGGCGGTAAGACTTACATAGCAGCCGATACCGGAGTGTACGGCTACACGGTGGATGTGCTGATGAGCCACGAGGACGCGGCGCAGGCCGGTGTGGTGAAAGCGCTGGTGAAGTGGGAATGATTGGACTGGTGAACCGGACGGCTCCGCCCTGCAAGGGCTGCCAGCGCAGACACGAAAGGTGCCACGGGGAGTGCGAGGACTATGCTGTGTATTTACAGGATGTTCAGACCGACAAGGCAAAGCGGTACGCATCGTACAGCGAGGCTGATTTTTACAGCATGAACAGCGCAAGGCGAGAGAACGCCAAAAAGGCGATAAGAAAGAGGGATGGAAGATGAAGGTCTATAAGGCAACAGACAAGGACATGAAATGCCGTGGGTTCCAGTATGAGCTTGGCAAGACGGCGGAGGTCGAGGGCGATATTGAATTGTGCGAAAATGGTCTGCATGCCTGCGAAATGCCATTGGGTGTGTTGGGCTACTACGCGCCCGGTGACGGTTCCCGGTATTTTGAAGCGGAGCTGGAGGATGTCAGCGACGCGAAGCGCAGCGATAATACAAAGCGCGTCGGCAAGAAGCTGACATTAAGCGCGGAGATCGGTATTCCGGGGCTGGTCAAAGCACAGGTGGAGTACGTCAAGGCGCAGTGCGACTTTGACAACGCCATCAAAAAGGCAGACGCTGAAAAGAAAAACCACGCCACCGGCTGGAGGGGCGCAGCATCCGCCACCGGCGAGAGTGGCGCAGCATCCGCCACGGGCTGGAGGGGCGCAGCATCCGCCACCGGCTTGAGGGGCGCAGCATCTGCCACCGGCGAGAGGGGCGCAGCATCTG